TCATCACCAGGAAGAACAATGACAGCAAGCCCAAGGACGTTGATGCGCTGATAAAGCACCTGGGTAACAAGATGAGGATGACATGAGTGTACAAACATCAGACGGTCGCTTGGTATGTGTACACCGCGCAGATACAGGACGGGCAAGGTCGGCAAAACAAAATGCACGCCGACCCCACCCCTTGCCCCCCGCCCGTCCCTGTACGTCTAGGGGGGTCACACAGAAATTTTTTCCAGAAAAACATGAAAGGAGTTTTGGATGAGCAAGCGATTTAGTGTTGTACAGGCCAAGGAGGTTCCAGGCCGAGAGAAGCCTGTTTGGTTGAGGCATGGAGTTGCCTTTGAGAAGGACGGCAAGATTAGCGTGAAGTTAGAGACGTTGCCTTTACCGAATAAGGAGGGCGAGGTTTGGCTGAAGCTGTTTGATGATGAGAAGAAGGATGGTGGTGATAGTGGTGGTGGCCAGGCACCTTGGGGTGACCAACGTTCTGGAGGTTCGGAGGATGTAGCAGATGACGCAATCCCGTTCTAAGAAGCCTGGCAAGCAGAGCGTCCCGAAGGTGGGGCGTTTTGCGATGGGAGAGTTGCAGAAGCGAGTTCGCGGTTCTCGGTTGATTTATGATAATCGTGATGAGTTGGCGGCTGAGTTATTGAACTTGGGTTCGAGCAAGATAACGGACATTGTGGATATTGTTGAGGGTGAGGACGGCACGCAGAGTGTGCGGTTGAGGTCTGTTGAGGATATTCCTGATGGAGCGTTGAGGGCGATTAAGAAGATTAAGGTGACGCCTGGGAGGAATGGTGACCAGGTAGAGGTTGAGTTGGTTGATAAGGTTCGGGTGTTACAGATGCTTGCGAAGGCGGCTGGATTGCTTGAGCAAGAGAAGGAAGCTGACAAGCCGTCTGTGGTGAGCATTGAGATGGTGATGCCGAAGGATGACGGTGATGCCTAGTCTTTACCGGCGTTACTATGAGGATTTTGTGGAGTGTGATTTTTGCGGCGCCCAGACACGGGGCCGCGTGTATCGCAAGAAGCCGACGCGTGTTTTATGCGGGGCGTGCAACCGGATTATTTTAGACAAGAGCGCGGTGACGCTGCCCAAGATGCCTTGGAAGGATGAGAGTGATGAGTGAGCAAGCGACCCCTGCGGGGTTAAAGTTAGATTTTAGCACGTCGCCGACTGTGGCTAAGTTCTTTGCGAGTGATGCGTTTGTGCGTGGATTGATGGGTCCGGTTGGTTCCGGCAAGTCTTATGCGTGTTGTGCTGAGATATTCCGGCGTGCGGTTGAGCAAAAGCCTAGTCCGCGTGACGGGATAAAGTACACACGGTGGGCGATTGTGCGGAACACGCATCCCATGTTGCGGACCACGACGCTGAAGACCTGGTTGGAATTGTTGCCGGAGCATGTGTGGGGCAATGTGAAGTATTCCCCGCCTATCACGCACCACATCAAGCTGCCTCCCAGGGATGGCGCTGCCGGTATTGATTGCGAGATTATCTTCATGGCCCTCGATGATCCGAAGGATGTTCGAAAGCTTTTGTCTTTGGAGCTGACCGGTGCTTGGGTGAACGAGTGTCGAGAGCTGCCCAAGGCGGTTGTCGATGGCCTGACGCACCGTGTCGGTCGTTTCCCGACTAAGGCTGATGGGGGTCCGACGTGGCGTGGCGTGATTATGGACACCAACCCCATGGATGATGACCACTGGTATTATCGATTGGCTGAGAAAGAGAGACCTGGTGGTCAGTTCCGCTGGGACTTCTTCCGGCAACCTGGTGGCGTCGAGGAGGTTTCCCTGGAGGATTTGCCGGAGGAAATGCCGGAGGCGAAGGGATACATACATCAGGGTGGTCGCTGGTGGCGCACTAATCCAAAGGCTGAGAACCTAAAGAACCTACCGGCGGGATACTATGAACAGCTCTTGGGTGGTAAGAATGTTGATTGGGTAAAGTGCTATGCCCAGGGCGAGTACACGTTTGTGCAAGAGGGTAAACCGGTCTGGCCGGAGTATAACGACAACCTCATGGCAGATGACCTGGAGCCGGACCCCTCTGTGCCGGTGCATGTCGGTCTCGACTTCGGTTTGACGCCGGCTGCGATATTTGCGCAGAGGATGCCCAACAACCGGTGGCATGTGCTGCATGAGCTAGTCACGTTTGATATGGGCCTCGAAAGGTTCTGTTCTATGCTCAAGAGTGACCTGGAGAGCCGGTTTCCCCGATATGAAACCCTGATATGGGGCGACCCTGCCGGTTCGCAGCGGGACCAGATATTTGAGACCACCGCGTTTGAGCATCTCAAAACGCATGGCCTATTGGCCCGACCCACCGCGACCAACGAGTTCCGTACCCGTCGTGAAGCACTAGCCATACCCATGGGAAGGTTGATAGATGGTAAGCCTGGTTTCTTGATCGATCGCAAGTGCATGAGATTAAGAAAGAGCCTGGCCGGCGGCTATCACTTCCGGCGCGTTGCAATTGGTGCGGGGCAAGAACGGTTTAGGGATACGCCGAATAAAAACGAACATTCGCACGTCGGTGATGCGGCGGGGTACTGTTTGCTGGGTTCTGAGCATAAGATTATGACGAAGCGCCCTACCCCCATGGGCGGTCGGCCTATTACGGCGAAGGTGCTAGACTTCGATGTTTTCGGTTGATGAATTAAACCAGGTCATGCGCTTTGACGGCGTAAAGCACAAGGTCGTTGATTGGTCGCCTATGCACTTGCAGCTCTGCGAGATAAACGACTTTGATGCCTGGAACCTAAAAAATTTTCCAAACTATCAGCAATACTTGTCGAACTTTGCGTCTCAGGGCATGGCGTACACTGGTATCGGTGATGGGATTATCTATGGCATGTGGGGTGTTTATGAATTTTGGCCTGGTTGCGCGGAGGCGTGGCTCATTCCGTCGAAGCATATTGGTCAGAAGACCATGGCATTTCACCGCGCTGCCTTGGCGTTTTTTGAGTATGTTGCAGCCCAGAAGGGAATAAAAAGGCTACAATTCACGGTTCACACACAGAATGTTCACGCTGACCGTTGGGCGCAACGATGTTACTTTAAATGCGAAGGAGTGCTTCGCAAGTACGGACCTGACGGAGCGGACTATTACATGTATTCGAGGATGTTCTAATGGGTGGATTATTTTCAAAACCAAAAGCACCGGAGCCTGATCCTAGACAAGAAGAGCGTTTACAGCGTCAGGAAGCGCGCGCAGAAGCAGAAGAGCGTGGAGCTGCACGTCGTGTGCAATCGCGCATGATGGCGAGACGCGGCGGCGGTAGCCGGATGCTAATGGCCCCTGGCGTATTTGGCCAAGAGGGCGTGCGTGACGTTTTACAGCGGTCACTAGGAGCGGGTCGAAACCCAAGAGGGTAAAATGAAGACCTATAGACGTAACCCCAAGCATAGGGATGTAGGATCAGATGTACGGAGCCAAAGGCGGCAAGCGGCCAATGAAAGGCGCAATGGACAGCAAGATGAGCAATCTTCGCAAGAAGACAGCTCAGAAGTACAGCAAGAAGAAAGCTGATGGTCAAAAAGGCGTTTCAAAGTAGCGAGGGTGGCCTAAACGAAAAGGGCCGCAAAGCTATGGGCATGGGCCGGAAGTTAAAGACCGGCACCAATCCGCGACGAATTTCTTTTGCTGCCAGGTTTGGTGGCATGGACAAACCAATGAAAGACGATAACGGCCAGCCTACCAGGTATGCTTTAGCCTTAAAAGCGTGGGGGTTCGGCTCTGCGCAAGCTGCGCGAAATTTTGCAGAGAGGCATAAGAAGACATAATGGCTGAAGTACCTGTCGAAGAGATTAAAAAACGCTACAAGATAGCGAACACCCACAAGGAACAGTGGCGCAGCATTTACGAGGAAGCGTATGAGTATGCGCTACCCATGCGAAACCTCTACGACGGTTATTACGAGGGCGATGTCCCTGGTCAAAACAAAATGAAGCGCGTGTTCGATAGCACCGCTATTCACTCGACTGCCAGGTTTGCGAACCGTATCCAATCCTCCCTGTTTCCTCCCCAAAGACCTTGGTGCCGTTTGCAGCCTGGCAATGAGATACCGGAACAGCGCAAGATTGAGGTGCAACAAGTCTTAGACCTCTACACTGAAAAGATGTTTGGGGTGATGAGCCAATCCGGTTTTGACCTGGCTATGGGTGAGTTCTTGCTCGACCTGGCTGTTGGTACAGCGGTTATGCTGATCCAGCCTGGTGATGAGGTCACGCCCATACGGTATACGGCTGTCCCTGCTTATCATATCACCTTCGAGGAAGGGCCAAACGGGTCTGTGGATGCGGTATATCGCAAGTTCAAAAGACCGTTTGCTGTTATTGAGCGCGAGTGGCCTGATGCCGACATCCCTGATGAACTGCGCAAAGAGTATGAGGATGACCCGACGCAGAAGGTAGAGTTGCTAGAAGCGACCTACACGCATGATGGGCAAATCCATTACTGCCTCATGCCGTTTGAAAAAGAATACAAGATTGTCCACCGGAACCTCAAAAGCTTCCCTTGGGTCATATCTCGTTACATGAAAGCGTCCAACGAGCGTTATGGTCGTGGTCCGGTGTTATACGCCCTGCCCGACATCAAGACGCTGAACAAAGTCGTCGAGCTGACATTGAAGAACGCCAGCATCAGCATTGGCGGCGTGTTCACGGCTGTCGATGACGGGGTGCTAAACCCACAAGCAATCAGCATTGTTCCTGGCGCTGTCATTGGCGTCAGTTCAAATGGCGGTCCCCGTGGCCCATCCTTACAACCACTTCCCAGAAGCGGGGACGCCAACCTATCACAGATCGTTGCCAACGACTTACGCTTGAACATCAAGAAGACGTTGTTGGACGAAAGCTTGCCGCCCGACAATATGTCGGCTCGGAGTGCGACGGAAATCGTGGAACGGATGAAGGAGCTGTCCCAAAATTTGGGTGCTGCGTTTGGGCGTCTCATAACTGAAACCATGTTCCCGATTGTACGCCGCTCCATGGAGCTAATGGATGAGATGGGCATGATTGAGTTGCCTCTCAAAGTTAACGGTTTGCAGGTTACCGTTACGCCTGTTTCTCCATTAGCCATGGCAAGCAACATGGATAAGCTCAATGAGGTTGTGCAGTTTATGCAAATTTCGCAAGCGCTGGGACCACAAGGTCAGACATTGCTGAAGATGGATATGGTTGGCGATTATATAGCGGACCAGCTCGGCATACCGGCGAAGCTGCGCACGTCTCAACAAGAGCGTCAGCAAATGGCACAGATGCAAATGCAGATGGCCCAGCAAGCTATGGAGGCGCAGGGCATGACCCCGCCTGATGGAATGGAAGTACCACAAGAATGAACCAAGCAGAAAAAATTCGCTCGATTAACTCACCTGGATGGGACGGTGTAGATGCTACAGTTACGCCTATGCGGCTGCGCGATACCGACCTTCAGAGGGCTTTAGATATTTCGTTCAAGCGTTGTTTCGGGTCCGAGGACGGGCAAAAGGTTTTGGCCCATTTGCGCCAGGTTACTATTGAACAACCGGCGTGGGTGCCAGGAGCTGAACCCTCTTATGGTTACGCACGGGAGGGTCAGAACAGTTTAGTGCGTGAAATTGAACAACGTATTAGGAGAGCAAATGAGCCAGAGTGACAACCAGCAAGACGCTGGGACAACCGAGCAATCGGCCCCAGATGGATTGATGGCCGCAACAGCTCTTGCAGAGGAGCAAGAAACTGAAGAAGGTCAAACCATTGAACACCGCGCCGAGCCGGAACCCAGCGAGGAAGAGAGCGAGGACACGGTTTTCGACAGGCCGGATTGGTTCCCAGAAAAGTTCTGGGACGAAAAGGAAGGTCCAGACCTAGAGAATATTGTTAAGTCATACGAGGAATTGCAGAAGCAGTTTAGCCAGGGCAAACACAAAGCCCCTGATGAATACGACACTAGCGTTTTAGATGAAGCTGGGTACGAGAAAGACGACCCGATCATTGGAGCGTATACAGAGTGGGCTAAACAGTATGGCATTAACCAACAAGCGTTTGACGACTTGGCCGGCAAAATTACGTCGCTGGCTGGGGAAGACATGGCGCAAGCACAGATAAACTACGATGCAGAGCGCAAAGCTCTGGGCAACAATGCAGATGAAATCATCAAATCAAATGTAAACTGGGCTGATGGCTTAGTGCGCAAAGGCGTGATTTCAGAAGCAGAACGGGAAGAACTGAACATCTGGGGAGGCACTGCCGTAGGTCAGCGTCTTATGCAGAAGGTTCGCCAGCTCACCGGCGACATGTCTCAGATACCGCTTGCACCGGTAGCTGACGCGGGTCAGAGCGAAGATGACTTCAGAGCGGATATTCAGAGTAAAATGCAAGACCCCCGTTACGGCACGGACAGTAAATTCACGCGAGACGTGGAGAGAATGTTCGAGCAGCGTTACGGGTAAGTTACCCCTCCCTGTAACTTGGGGCTGCTTCGGTGGCCCCATATTTTTGTACAAATACCACATGTAGCATCTAAAACATTTACAAGCCCCAGCTTGTAGTATATGGTCGTAATTGACTGATAACCCGTAGTGGGCCGGTCTGGCGTGTAGAAATACACCGTGCGCGGACGCTCCGCGAAGCCAGAGGCCGGAGTTACTCTCCGACAACCTAACGAGGCGCTTCAACTTTGGTTCAAGCTGGAGGCTCATTATGTCAACGAACCTATCCCCAGCGTTCGTACAGTTATTTGAAGCAGAGGTGCATCAGGCTTATCAAGCCAGCGCCGTGCTTCGAGGTGCTGCGCGTATGCGTACTGGTGTCGTGGGAGACACCGTTAAGTTCCCTAAAGTAGGGAAAGGCCAGGCGTCAATTCGCGTTCCGCAAACTGACGTAACACCAATCAACGCTGCATTTTCGCAAGTGTCTGTATCTCTAAGCGACTACGTCGCAGCCGAGTACTCAGACATCTTCAACCAACAAAAAGTTAACTTTGACGAGCGTCAAGAGTTGGCTCAAGTGGTTGGTAATGCAATCGGTCGTCGTGAGGACCAAATCCTTATCGATGCACTGGATGCTGCGTCTGCCGGCACTACTGTCGCAAAAACTGTCGTTACATCTGGTTCGGCCACTGCGTCAAACCTTAACGTCGGTAAAATCATTGCTGCTAAAAAAGCGCTTGATGCTGCCAACGTACCAGCGACAGACCGTCACTTTGTAATTCACGCAAACAACCTTGCTGGGTTGCTTGGAGATGAGCGTGCAATCAGCTCTGATTTCCAAACACTTCAAGCTCTTGTGCAAGGTCAAATCAACACAATGATGGGCTTTCAGTTCCATATTGTGGGTGACCGTGATGAAGGTGGCCTTCCATTGTCAACTAATGACCGCACTTGCTTCGCGTTCCACCGCTCTGCGTTGGGCTGCGCGGTGGGTATCGCTCCAAAGACAGAAATCAACTACATCCCTGAGAAGACTTCCTTCTTGGTGACTGCGATGCTGTCAATGGGTGCTGCGGCTATCGACGCAGAAGGCATCGTCGATGTCATCTGCGATGAAAGCTAAGGAGGTTAAATCATGGCTTTTGCATTAACCGGTCTTAACCCAATCGGCGGTCAATCGAAAAAAGGTAGCCAGGCGGCTATGTGGACTTACTCTTCAGCGGACGCAATCGCGACCGTAAACACTGAAGGTTATTTCAACAGCGCTTCTCAGCTCCTTGCAGTAGGTGACGTGATTTTTGTCTATGACAGCAACACGCCAACTCTGTCGATTTGTATGGTTGCTAGCAACGCAGCCGGTGTGGTCGATGTTACCGACGGCACCACAGTCGCGATGACCGACAGTGACTAAACCAACAGTGAGGGGCGGCAACGCCCCTCGCTTCTACAAGGGAGACTGTCATGGCGGCGGGTGATACTGAAGTTTCAATCTGTAACAAGGCTCTGATGTTTTTAGGGGCTGAGACGATTACGAGCTTTACGGATGGCTCGATTGCTTCTGACGCTTGCTCTTCCATGTACACTGAAATTAAACGCACGACCTTGGGTATGTATCCTTGGTCGTTTACTATTGCAAAGGTTCAGCTTGCCCGTGATACGGCAACCCCTCAGAACGAGTGGACCTACCAATACATTCTTCCCAGCGACATGCTTCTAGGCGTTCCCCGTGCGGTACGGGTATCGAGCGCGTCGGGTGTTGCCCCGTACAAGCAGTGGGAAATAAACCAGGGCGCAGCCGGTCTACCTGTCTTGATGACCAACGCCACAGAAATCCACATCGATTATCAGAAGTCTGTCAATGAAGCTGAGATGCCGAGTTATTTCGTGCAGCTCCTAGCCTACCAGCTTGCCTGGCATTTGGCCGAGGTAATTACTGACCAGACGACTAAAAGCGAATACTGGCGCGTGGTTGCGCTTGGAAACCCTGGAGAGGGTCAAAGAGGTGGTTTCTTCCGTCAGGCTGTCAACATTGACGGCGGCGGTCAGACGCCATCTGTCATTGCTGATTACATACTGACGGATGTTCGTGGATGAGCCGTGTACAACAATATCAGGCAAATTTCACTGTAGGTGAGCTGGATCCGCTTCTGCGCGGTCGGATTGATTTGCAGCAATATTTCTCGTCTGTCGCATTGGCCGACAATGTGTTGTTCGAACCTCAAGGTGGGTTCAGCCGGCGACCAGGGACACGCTTTGTCACTGACCTAACAGCGGACAACCCTGGCAACGGCGTCTTGCTCATCCCGTTTGAATTTTCAACGACACAAAATTTTATGATTGTTGCGTCCGTTTACAACACGGCATCGACCATTCGGTTCCGGTTCTATGCGGACCAAAGTCTCATCACAAACATCAATGGGTCTGGCAATGATTATCTCGATTACAGTGTTGGTACGCTCTATGTGGCTTCGGCTATCGACATGGACAAAACATATTATACGCAAAGTGCGGACACGCTGGTTTGCGTCAATGAAAACTTCGCTCCGTTCTCTGTGGTGCGGGGTGCGAACAACTCGACTTGGACGATTTCTGCGCTGTCTCTCACTTTGCCCAAGACGCTGTTTACGGTATCTGAAAGCAATCCGGCGGCGACGTTAACACCAAGCGCTGTCAGCGGCACAGTAACCCTTACAGCCGGTGCATCAGTCTTCACCTCTTCACATGTAGACCAGTATGTTTACGACAACACAGACTTCGGTCGGGCGCGTATTACTAAATTCAACAGCGCCACCGAGGTGCTAGCGGTGACAGAGGTTCCGTTCTTCTCAACGGATGCAATTGCTTCTGGTGATTGGACCTTAGAGGAAGGACATGAGGACGCCTGGTCCAATACGCGAGGCTGGCCCAGAACAACAACATTTCACGAAGGGCGGCTATGGTTTGGCGGCAGTGCATCTCAACCGGCAACGGTATGGGGTTCAAAGGTAGCAGATTACTTTAACTTCAAGCCAGCCGAGGCGCTTGACGATGACGCCATCTCGGCAACCCTTACGACCGACAGTGTGAACGCAATCACGGCGATGCGCTCCGGTCGAGACTTGCAAATTTTCACAACGGGTGCAGAGTTCTTTGTCCCCCAGGCTGACCTGGACCCGATTACACCAGCGAACATTACTATCAAATCAGCGACACGTCGCGGTTCTCAGCTCGGCATCCGGCCCCAAGCGGCAGAGGGTGGCACGCTGTTTATCCAGCGCCAAGGTAAGGCAGTGCGTGAAATGCTGTTCTCAGACGTAGAGCTGTCCTATGTGGCCAATAACATCTCCCTATTGTCGTCACATATGCTGGTTGACCCGCAACGGATGGCTCTACGCCCAGCAACGGACACCACTGAGGGTGACCTACTGATGATTGTGAACGGCACCAACACAGAGGGCTATCGTGGTGCCTCGGTTGGTTTTGTCGGGACCATCACGGCGTTCATGCTAAACCGGCCACAACAGATTGTCGCACCATCATCGTGGACAACGGACGGTGACTTCATCGATGTCGCTGTGGACCTCGATACAATTTACACTGTGGTCAAGCGCACCATCAATGGCGCGACGAAATACTACCTCGAAACATTTGACGATGACCGCACAACGGATGCGGCTATCCAGTATTATTCTGGTGCCGTGGCTCCTGACCAGGCTATACCTGGGACAACAACAGCCAGCGGTTTATCTCACCTGGAAGGTGAAGCCGTTAAGATTATTCGAGACGATATAGTAGACCCTGATGACACGGTCTCGTCTGGCGCTGTTACTCTTGGTGCGGTGCCAACTGTCTATGCGGAGGTGGGTCTTAACTTTGATATCACGGTGAAGACCCAGCCTTTCGAGCCGCGCCTGTCTAGTGGTTCTCAGCAAAGTCAGAAGCGTCGGATTTTAGAGATAACACCTCTTCTTCACACGACGCAAAATATCACCATAAACGGCAATGAAATAAACCTGACGCAGGGGTCATTGTCCGGTTCTGGCGCGGTCCCAACATTTACGGGGCCAAGAAAGACACAAGGGTTCCGAGGATATGATCGGGACGCACAAATCACCATTAGTCAAAGTCAGCCATTGTTTCTCACAGTGTTGGCCTTGGACTACAAAGTAAGCGTGGGGGCGTAATATGAGTGCGGCTTTACAAATTGTTGGTGCGGTAATTAGCGGGATAGCACAGATACGAGCTGCCCAGGCGCAGCAAGTACAATACGAAATGCAAGCTCGAAACGCGCAGATACAAGGGCGCGTCGATGCGGCGAACTACAAGATGCAGGGCGCACAAGTTCTGCGAAACATGGAAAAGGCCATGGCTGCATCTACAGCTCGAACAGCGGCGGGAGGCCTCAACCCTTACGCCTCTGGTGAAAGCGCTGACCTAATCAACACCTACTCAATGAACGTCGGTATCGGCGACAGTGGCTTGGCTAGAACAAACGCCCAGCTAGCGCTCGATGCTGGTAACCGCAATGCCCAACAATTCCGCACCGCGGGTCGGTATGCTGTCCAATATGGAACGCTGGCGGCGATTGGTAATACGGTAACCGGTGTTGGCCAAGGTATGCAAAATTTCAGCCCTAGTGGCTCAACAGGAAATGCGACGGGATAATGGTAGAGCGTAGCGTAAGAGCAAGACGGGCAAGTATGCAACTATACGCACCGCGTGAGACGGCAGCGCCGGCTCAAGCAATTGAGCGTGGCATGAACCAGCTCTCTAGCGCTATGGACCGTATGTCATCATTCTTTGGCCAGCAAGCCCGTATGGAGGCCGAGATACAGGGTGCGCAATATGGCGCTAAGAACGCACCAACCGCTGAGCAACTTCGTGATGCTTTCCAAAGTGGAGAAGAACTAGAGCTGCCTGGTGGATACGGTACGGTGTTTGACCGAGCTGCCCGTAAGGCTGCGCTCGACATCACACAGACTGAGATTGAGTTTGAAGCACGCAAGCGCATCAATGAAATTTTAGCTAACGCAAAGCGAAACAATACTAACCCTGCAACCATCGTTGACGACATCGATGCTGTCACGCATGGGTTTGCGGCGACGTTTGATGATAGCAGCCCTGGCGTGGCAAGAAAGCTGCGTGCCAGCTTGAGTATCTGGTCCAACAGCAAAATGGCGTCTTACGAGAACAGCTATATCGCGGAACAGAAATCTAGGTCTCAATCTAACTTCATTGCTAATACACTATCCATGATGGAGGGCTTTGACGACTTCATTGCTAGTGGTATCCCGACCGGTCAGGTTGACCCTAATACTGGAGAAGAAATCCGCATCCCTATGACCGCTGCCGACATGACAGCGCTAAAGATGGCAAAGATTGAAGAAGCTAGACTAAAAGGTTTGCCGGCCTCTAGCCTGACAACTCTGGCTAACTTGTTTGACAAAAAGCTTGTGGATGCATCGAACCGCGTGCTGGTCGATAGCGTTCTAACAATGGAAGACCCGCAAGAGGCTATCCTAAACATTGGCCGTGGTAAGGTGGACGGTCTTAGTGTCGCGACACAGAATGCGGTCGCAACTCTGCGTGGCCAGGACTTGTCGTTCTCTGATATTGCCAAAGAGCTGCGCACCCGTCGTGTGGCCGAGCTAAACTACATCGAGAGTGAACAGAACTTCCAAAACAACCAAGCAGAGCAAAGCGAAGAGGTTTATGAAGCTAACGCAATGAGAGCCATCACTGAGGGTGATTGGGCCACGGCGGCTGTACAAATTACCCTGCTTGCCCAGACTGACCCTGTGAAGGCGCAAAAACTTCGTGAAGAGTGGATGCAAGATGGCCAGCGTCGCACAGTCAGCTCACCAACCGCAATCAATGCACTGCAAAATCTCGGTCCGAATATTACGTTCCAAGATGTTTCTAAGTATTGGCCGGAGCTAACACCGGCTGACCAGGATAAATATTTCAAACGCGCTGAAACTTACGAGAATGAAGAAGTGCGAGTTGCCCTATCGTTTATGAAGGGCGAGTTGCTGCTACCTTCTAACATTGATGCTATCAACGACAGTGACCCCAACTTCGAGAAGGTGAACATCTATCGTCGCTTGCAGGGCCGTTTGGAGATGGCTGCGCTTGAAGCTAAACGGGCCGGTGTGGATTTTAACGCCCGTGAAGTGGCTATGCGTCTTCTGAAGGAAGAAGGCACCAACATCAGTGAAGCAGAAGGCAAGCTAAAGATTGAGGCTGGCAATAACGTCATAACGATGCTGTCTAGTCAGGGCGGTTTTGAATTAGAGCAAGGCCAGTTCCAAGAAGCTCTGCGCACCGTGCGGAAACTTATTACGGACAAGGAAGCCGGCAACAAGGATGGCATCCCTGCAAACCTTCGCCGGTTAAATGTAGCCCAGCTTCGTAACTTAGAAAGAGCGCTGAAGGAGGCTATGCGATAATGGATGACCTACTAGAAGCCAGAAGAAAGTCGCATGAGTTTCGTAGTTCTACGATGCATGACGTGGTTATAAATAACAACGGCACGATGGTTGGCGAGGCTCTCGATGAAACCAATACGCAATTAGACATCGATGCGGTCCTGGCTAAACGTCCTGGCATCCGCACGTCGCCTCTCGACGCTCTGTCAAACATCACCATGGAGGATGTCACTGACGTGGCCAAGGCTGGCGGTAGAGCGGTTCTTGGTGGCGTACAGGATGCAGTTACCGGCGTGGTCGGTTTAGCAAGTGATATTGGCAGCTATCTAGATGAGAATGTTGGAAGCCTAGGCTATGTTCGCATGGGGCAAAACGGATTTGAGTATACCCGTGAGCTTCCTCCAGGTGAGGATGTCATGCGGCTGGATGACGCTTTCCAGGCTGGCTTGAAAAATTTAGGCATTGATGTCCCACAGGGTGACAGCTCGGCTGAAGCAATTGCCCGTGGCCTAATTCAGTTTGGCGCTGGCATGGCGGCGGCTCCGGTGCGTGGGGCTAGTTATCTCAGCATGATGGCCCGTGGTGGTTTTGCGGATGCGCTGTTTGACCCAGAGGCCGGCAACCTGTCTACCCTTTTGCGTGAATATGGATTAGACAACGCGGTTCTAGAGTATCTCGACAGCAAGGTGGATGAAGACGCGGATGCGGCTGCGCGTTTGGAAGCACGCTTCAAGCAATCGCTTGAGGGCGCCGGTCTTGGTATTCCGATAGACATGGTCATTACAGGTTTCCGTTTGGCCAAATCCAACGATGGTCTGCGTGAAACAATTCGTAACAAACTAGTGACTGCCGGCGAAGCTGCCGAGGCTAGAATTGCTGACCGAGCCGGAAGCACTACTCTGTATTCCGGCATAGACCCTAGCCTTATCACTGACCCGATTATTGCGGCGGCTGGTAAGGTTGCAGCGAAGACAAAAGAAAGCGGCGTGATTTCTGAGGGTGGTTTGCCGATAGCGCAAGAGAAGGGTGACGAAAACCTTAGACTGCATACTCAGAGGCTCTCACAGGCGGCAGAAGGCAAGAAACCTTACCCAGGCGCACCAAAGAACCCCAGAACAGTTATCCGCGCTCCAGAAGGCTCTGATTTGCCGGACGTGGTCGTGGGCAACATTGAGCCAGGCGATTGGCAACAACGTATCGAGAAGACCATGTCGCCGGAAGAAATCAACAAGGCGGCAAGCTGGTACAAAGTTGTCTTCGGTGAATTTCAAAAACAAGCTGACGGTGACCCAGAAGAAATTGCACGCCTGACTGACGCCTGGTTTGCAGGGCAGCAAAACTCTAGCCCGTCACAGACACTCAACGATGTTCTGTTTGTTTACGAGCAAATCAAGCGCGGGGTGCCAAAAGACCAGCTCAAGGGCAAGGGTCTGCCATCAGCAAACAAAATTGTTATCGACATTCTCACTGGCTCAACTATCGAAGGCGGGGCCGGTCAGAAGATTGCAGACTTCCTCGACAGCGGATACGGCAAGAATGTTCGCGCTATTATGGGCAACAGCCCAGATGGCGGTTCTCCGTTTGTGGTCGATATTCACACTGCGCGTGATACCGGTTTGGTCGATGAAATTTACATCAACCACCTCAAGCGTCTAGGCTACGATGTCCCAGATGACTTAGTCGTTGATGTTGGCGGTGGCGGTATCAAGGGGCCACAGTACGAAAACAGAGCGCTGTTTGGTCAGCAACTCACGGAACATCTAAACGACCAAAACTGGATGGGTCGCTCCGATTGGGAGCCGGCAGAAATACAGGCGATTGGTTGGATGCAGCTCTCTGGTATGTACGGCGGTTCCAACACTGGGGGCGATGTCGTCGATGCGTTTACGCGGACAACACGTCGCATCTCAATGGAGGTAGACCCTGGAGCTGGTTCGCCTTGGGCCGACAAGTTTGGCGAAGACTTTGGCAACCTACCTTTGGCCGACCGTACATCAATCAACAACGAAGTAACATCTAAGGCTATTGAGCTGGTCAATAAGCAGACCGGCATTACGCTTGGCTCTAATGTTCATGGCACTGGCGGTTGGGAGCTGTTCCAGAACCCATCTACCGTACAGCAAGCTATTGCGTCCAAAGAAACCGCAATCGAAGCTGGCGCACGTCTAGGTTATCTTCTCCAGCAAACAGAGGTCTGGGTGAACTCACCAAAGGCCATGACAAAGAACCCCAAGAACTTCTCAATCGATATTGTTGAAACAAGCGGTGAGAGTTTGCGAGATGGTGAGCGTTTAACCGAGCTGTTTGATGCAATCATATCGGAAGAACCCAACGAATTATTCCGAGGCTACCAGCCGATTATTATCGATGGAAAGCCAGGTATTCGTATATTGATAACAGACGACGCAGTGCGTAATAGCCCTCTGACTAAGGCCAAAGCAATCGAGTACATTCAAGAGTTCGCCAACGGCAAACTGGGTGAAATTACAGAAAGATTGAACTTTGATGCAGAAGTCGATATCATGGAAGCGGACCTAACACAGCTCCGTAATGATTGGACAAAGGACAAGACAGGTGGCGGTTACCAAAGTTACTTTAGTGGACAGTCAGGAAAAGATGCGTCCTCAGACAACGCCCAGCGAGGAGTACTCGATACTGATGGGCGCGAACTTGAGGAACTCTTCGAACGACGCATCCGCGAAGCCCAAGGAAAGCAAGGAGGCTCCGGCTCAGTAAACCCTAACGCCTCCAATGGTGGAGGCGGTTAATGGCTGGATTTCTTCGAGAAGCAATAAAAACGGCGGTCGAGAACGCGGAGCGCCGTTCTTACGGCAACCTAATCCCAGACGATGAAGTTACCAAAACCCCACAAGGGGACATTGTCGTAAAGGCAATGGACAACTCGGACCTCATGGCGTTGAACAAAGCGCTAGAGGAAGGCGGGTTCCAGGGCGGTCTGAACATGGGGCGCATCGGTGAGATATTTAACACCGATCCTGGCGACTTCGACATCGAGACAGTTCTTCAG